CTATTTCTGCAAGTGGTGTAAGTGCTGCATATGATTGGCACACTGCTCCTGCTAACGTAAAAGTTTTATCATCTGCTAAGTTAATTACATCTGCTATTAGTGGTCAAGTATCAGGAACTAATCTTTGGACTAATCCTGAGGCATTTGCAAGTAATTGGCAGTCATTCCCAATTAGTGCTGCAGATAGTATTAGTATTACTAACAATGCTTTTGCTGCTCCAGATACAACTGTAACAGCAGAAAAAATCTTTGCACCTAATGGTCAAACTGGACTTCATCAAGCATACAGAGATTACACTTTGACTGCTTTTGAAACCTTTGATTCTGATGCAGTTAAATTTGACAATGGTACAGAAACATTTGACACTGGTGCTGCTGGAACAGTAGTTGAAGATCAAACATTTACATATTCAGTATTCTTTAAAGCAGCAGGTTCTCAATCTATTAGATTTGGTATTATTCTTGATGATGGAAGTTCTGCAGAACAAAATATATTCTTTGATCTTAATTTAACAAATGGAACTATTGGATCTTTATTCATACCTCAACAAGGTATTACAGGAGATGCTTATGGTGTAGTTCCTTATGGTGATGGTTGGTATAGAGCATATATTACAACTACATTTGGATTTGGTTTCTCTACTCTTAGAGGAAGTATTCTTCTTAACAGTGCAACAGGTGCACAAAGTTGGACAGGTGATGGTAATGTTGGAGCATATGTTTGGGGTGTCAAACTTAATAAGGGTGCTCTTGATCCTTACACTGCAGTGAGTGGTGAAGTGTTCTATGCAAACACTGAGTATAATATCAAACTTTATGCATTAGGATTACTTGAAACTTACATGAATCAAGCACTAGCAGGTACACTAACTTCACCATCTCCTAACGCAGGTTTCTATGCCTTCTATGATTCTGTTCAAGCAACTAACTACAATACAACTACTCTTGGTAGAAGTGTTAGGTATGGATTGAATATTATTGAACAACAACTATCTGTTGATACTTACTACACAACACTTCAAGAAATTAAGGGTATTAAGATTCCTACTAAAACTTATGGAGTTAGAGATTTACTTGTTGGTGTTGGTGGAGGAATTAGTTTTGCAGACTTTGCTTATGGAACTCAAAGTGATGCATTAGCTGAGATTGAAACACAAACTGAAAACTCAGGTAAGGTTGTTCAAGTTTATAAGAGATTTAGAATTGATGGTGACATCACTGATGGTCCTTATACTATGAATGAGACAGTTCAAAAACAAGGTGATAATAGTATTACAGGTGTTGTTTATGGATTCCATACTGATGAGAATTACAAATATCTTGATGTTCGTGTTACTGGTGGTGTGTGGCAAGTTACAGACAATATTGTAGGTGCTACTAACTCAACAACTGCACAAATTAGTGCTATCGAAGATAGAATTCATATCATTGATGTCAAAGGTGGATTTGTCAATGATATTCCATTCAAAGGATATACAAGTGGAAATACTGCAAGTCCTACTAATTACTATAAGACACAAGCAGCGATTACTGATAATACAGGTGGTTCACTAACTGTTGATACTGCATCTCTCATAGGAACATTTGAAGTTAACTCTGTTGTTTATCCTACAAGTTCTAGAAGATACTTTGATGTCGTCAAATATGCTGGATTAGATATTAAAGTTGGTGATTTAATTGCTTCATCTGGACATTTAAGATTTGGTATACAAATTATAAGTGGATATCAAACATTTACTAAAGGAAATAGACTTTATAAAGTTGTTAATGGAACTGCAGATCCTGCACAATTCTGTATTATCACAGAGGTTGACATAGGTAGTAACTTCTTATATGTAAGTGTTGCACAAGGAACATTTGGTAATGGTGACATTGTTGGTGATTATGGTCCTGCTATCCAAGATATTCCTCAAGGATTTGCAAATATTACAACTGTTGTTACAAATGCAGGTGCTGCTGCAGCAAGAATTCAAGATATTCGTACAATTGGTGTTAATAAGAGATTATATCTCAGTGGAATTACAGGAACATGGAGTAGCAGAGATGGAATTATTGGAGTTGATGGTTATAAATCTGCTATCACAAACAATGTAGAACTCAAAGCAAGAGTTAAGCGTTCCTTCAGAGGATTTGATGGAGTTCAAACTAACTTTAAACTTACAACTGCGAACGGAACTCCATACTTCCCAGATCCTGCAGGTCACATGTTGATCTTCATCAATGGTATTTTACAACCACCTGGTGCTAATAATGCATTCACTGCGTTCTCTGATATTATTCAATTTACTGAAGCACCTGATCTTGGAGCATCATTCACTGGATTCTATATTGGTAAACTCAGACAGTTAGATGATATCTCATTTGAGTTTGACTCATTGAGACAGTCATTCAACTTGAAACGTAATGATGTATTCTACTCACTAACTCTTACAGAAGGTGTTCAATCTAGTGTTACTAGACCTGAGAATAATATTATTGTTTCTCTTAATGGTGTTATTCAAGAAGCAGGCGTTGGTTTTGAAATTGTTGGTTCTAGAATTATCTTCTCTGAGATACCTAGATTTGGATCTACATTTGTTGCCTTCTCTTATGTTGGTTCTGAAGCGGACGTTGACGCTGCTGAAGTTGTTCCTCCTATTGAAATTGGAGACTTCATTGATATACAAGGTGAAACAGATGATAGAGAAGTTGCTGTTATTGAATCTTCCAACTCACTTATTACATTCGATTATCTTGGATCTGTTTTCGGACAAGGTGCTCAAGGGCAAGCAGTTCTTACAACTGGATTCATTGATAAAGTACAGGTAACAGGTGGTGGATCTGGTTATACCTCACGTCCAACTGTTAGAATTGACTCCATCTCTGGTTTCGATGGTAATATTCGTGCGTTGGTTGGTGTAGCAGGTGTTGAAATTAGTAATCCTGGATCTGGATATCAGAATCCTGCCATTGCAGTAGAAACTTCTGTTCCTGATGATTGGACTGCTCCTGACCTTTCACTATATGGTGAAGAGTTAGTAGACCCCGAAACCCCATAAATAACTAAAAATTGTAGCAAGAAATGGCTAAACAAACCCTAGGTCTTGGAACATCAGCTAATGATAACACAGGTGATACCCTGAGAGCTGGTGGTGACAAGATTAACGATAATTTTAACGAGATTTACTCAGCGTTAGGTAATGGTAGCACTTTACAAGTCAACCTTACTAACCCTGCTACTGGACAAGTCTTAAGATATAATGGTTCGCAGTTTGCTGCTAGTGATTACTCTAATTTAACATCTGCATTAGATGTTAATGGAAACTCTATTGTTTCTTCATCTAATGGTAATATTGCAGTTTCTGCAAATGGAACTGGTGATATCCTTCTTTCTGCAGGTTCAATAACTAGCACATTTGATGGTGATACAGGTGAAATTAATATGCCTACAAAGGTGAAATATAAAAATGAATACACTTCATTAGCTGCTGCACCTTCTGCAGCTGGTTATCCTGGTTACTTTTTTACTGTAGATGGTGATGATAAACCATATGTTAATATTAATATTGCAACTGGCGGTGTTGGTGACACTAGAGCATCTCTATTAACACAATATTCTGGTATCGGAGATCTTTCCAATGTTGATGTTACCACTGCTGCACCAACATCTAACCAAGTTTTAAAATGGAACGGAACAAATTGGGTACCTGGCGATGATAATGCAGGTGTAAGTTCTATCAATGTTTTCCAAACAATCGGTGCTGATACAGGATCTACAACTGCAAATTCACAAACTGATACATTAACTATCACTGGTGGAACAAATATTACGACAGCAATTACTGGTGATACTTTAACTATTAACTTTAGCGGATCTCTCACAACTACATTTGCAGCTCTAACAGATACAAACGTAACTGGTATTGCTCAAGGTGATTCATTATTCTGGAATGGAACTAACTGGATTCCTACTCGTAGTCCTATTACTTGGTGGGAATTAGATGCAAATGGTAATGCTGATTATACATTCACTGGTCCTGGTTTTGCAACTTCAACAAATGATCCCACTCTCTATCTAATGAGAGGTATGACATACGCTTTTGATAATAACACTGGTGGTAATCATCCTTTTAGAATTCAATCTACTCAAGGATTATCAGGTACTCCATACACTACAGGTCAATCTGGTAGTGGAACTGCTGTTTTATACTTCACTGTTCCTATGGATGCACCTGCTACATTGTATTATCAGTGTACAATTCACGCAGCAATGCAAGGTCAAATTAACATTGTAAGCTAATAAATGGCAAGAACTGTTCCTGGTACTGGTGCTGTAATCGAACCAATATTCGATGAGATTTTTGGTGTTCGTGCGGTCAAAGTTACAAATGGAGGATCTGGATATATTCCTACAGATCCACCACGTCTTACAGTAACTGGTTGTGGAACACCAGATGTAGAAGCACTATTATATCCTATTATTGATGCAGACTCTGGACAAATTATTCACGTCAGAGTATTAGAAAGAGGTAGAGGATATGATCCTTTAAGACTTAAAATTACACCTCTACAAGAAACTCCGAGTGTAGTTACTTCTTTTGATATTAACAGAATTTGGCAAACACATCCTAATTCACCTACAACTGCTGCATTTTCTCTTAGTAATGCAGGTGATAAAATTGATAGATTAAGAATACAATCTGATAATCATCCTAAACCTTCTATTCATACAGGTATTGATGTTGAAAGACAACCTGGTGGTAATGCATTAATTGCAGATAGATCTTTTGATCAAACATTTATATATCGTGGTGGAAAAGACGTTCCTAATCCAGGCACTAGACAAATTCAAACTGATAAAGCCATTGGTATCATGGCAAATGGTGGTTTATTACATACTCCTGAGTTTGGTGCAGATGGAAATCCACCAGCTGGTTTTGGTATTGATACAGTAAAATATGATTATGTAAAAAATACAAATGTTTATGATGCAGTAATTGATAATAACACATATTTTTATCAGTCAAGTAAAGTTATAAATGAATTTGCTATTGATAATGGAACATTTGATTGGGGTGCAATAGCTCCACAAAATGTATTTACTTGGAATATTAAAGTAGAACTTGATAACATTTACCTTGCTGTAAATCAAGTTGATGAAACTTTAGGTTCTGTTGAAGTAGGTAGAATTGTTGATGAAGTGTCTGGAGCAGCAAGAGGAGAAGTAGCAAAGATTGTTAGAAATAATCAAAATATTATTACACATGTATACCTAAGAAACGTTAGTACTGGTGCATCTTTTTCAAATGGAGATAGACTTTTAGGATCTAATGGATTTACTTTTACTATTACTGAAGATCCTCAAGCATTACCAAATGGTATTTTCTATATTGATTTTGGACCAGATGCAGATGAATTCGGTCCTTTCGTTCCTGGTCAATATTATTTTGCTCCAGAAGGAATTAAAGTTGCAAGAAATTATTTAATTATATGGAATCAGTCTGATAGTTCTAACGGAGCATCAGAAGCACATCCTCAAGGTCATGCAATGCAGTTTAGCACCACACCAGATGGTGTTCATAACTCATCACCAGGTACTCTTTATTACAACAGCACAGGTGTAAGTCAGGCATGGGCTGCTGACTATGAAAATGAGTTTGCACCAATCTTCTTGATGAACGCTGATGAAAATGGATTTATATATTATTTCTGCAAACATCATCCTGACATGTCTGGTAAAGAAGGACATGAAGGATATATGTATTTGGATCCTGAGATTGAAGTTGAACCTCATCCAAACAATTACTACTTAGAAGATTATTATCAATCAGATTCAAATGACCCTAATACTATTGATCGTTCTCGACATGTAGATGGTCATTCAAAAATTTTGGGTATGTCATTTGATGGATATCCGATTTACGGACCTTATGGATATAATTCTAGTGGTGTTGCTGCTAGAGAAGTATCTTCATATCGTTTAAGAACTACTGTTGAATTACAAGGTAATCGTCCTCAAGTTAATACAGTATCTAATGTAACTTACAATATAACAGTTGTAGGTGGTAAGTTTGTATATAGTGGAACATCACCTTCATTCTTAAATCTTGAAAGAGGAAAAACATATATTTTCAATCAAGATGATTCATCAAATGATGGTTTTACATTATTAGTTTCACCACAAGAAGATGGATGGCATACATCAAGTCCAGTAATTGTTGGTAATACAAATGATCTATATGACGGTCCTGTAACTAATGGTAATGGTATAAAATATTATATTGATGGTTCTGAAACAACATATCTATCATATATTTCTGGTTTTAATGGTGCTACAACAAGAGAAATTAGATTTACAATTCCTGTAAATGCTCCTAACGTATTATATCTCTTCTCATATAGTGGAACTGGATATGGAATTAGGATAGTTAATGATGGTTATGTACTAGGAGATCTAGTAAATGATTACATTTATGATACATCTGTAGGAACTTTAGATGCTTACAATGGTAAGTTTGCTCCTACTCCAGAATATCCAAACGGAACATACGCATACTATATGACAGAGGATAGTAGTGGTAATCCTGCTTATCCATATGCTATTGCAGATCGTTTCTATGGAGTTCCTTTATTTGAAGGTGATACACCTCCTGCAGAAGTTGATGTATTTCCATCAGAAGCAGAGGGAGATGTTATCCTAAACGATGACGGAACTATTTCTTATGTTAAAATGACTAAGAAAGGTGATAACTTCTTTGGTCCTGCTACAGCAAGAATCTTGGGAGGACAAGGAACTGGAGCTACTGCATCTCCGACTGTTCAAACAGTCACAGGTTTATCATTATTAAATCAGGGTAGAAACTATGCTACACCTCCTACTCTTATCTTTGAAGGTGGTGGAGGACAAGGAGCACAAGGTGCTGCAGAAATTGATACTCTAGGTGAAGTTACTTCTATTAGTGTTGTAGATCAAGGAGAATTTTATCAAGAACCTCCTTTCATATTAATTACAGGTGGAGGTGGTATTGGTGCAAAAGCAGAAGCAACTATTGATCAAGGTAAGATTACTGGTATTAATGTAACAGAACCAGGTAAAGGATATACTTCTCCTCCTAATATTATCTTTACTAAATTAGTTAATTTAAAGAGAAAGTCAGATGCTAGACAGTCATTTAACTCTTCTCTCATATACTTAACTGGTGTTGTTAAAGATGTTGCTGCAAGTGATACAGAAATATATGTTGATTCTACAGATGCATATCCAGGTTCTGGTCAAATTATATTAAATAAAGAAACAATATCGTACACTGCTAAGAGTGCTGGTAAATTCTCTGGTTTAACTAGAGGTGTAAACTTTAATTATGATCAGAGAGTTATTTTAGATGCAGGTCAAAATGATTCTAATGGTATATCAACATATAAATTTAATGTTGGTGATATTGCAATTCGTGCTGTTGAAAGTGCTAATAATAAAATTGCAAGAGTTTATGATTGGGATCCATCAACAAGAGAACTATTAGTTACTTTTGAAGTTGATGAACTTGCATTTATTGATGGTGGTATTCCTTCAACTGAAGACGCTATTGTTCAATTTGATGGAGGAACTGCAGCAAGTGCACCGTCAGGATTTGATCCTCATGTTGTGTTAAATACTGTTGGTAGTAATATTACGTTATTAACAGTTCCAATTCAAATATTTTCAGATAGATCTTTCCAAGATATTGCTGAAAATGATGGTGCAGGTGATGGTATTGCTGACTTGGTAAATACTGGAACAGATTATGATGGTCAGATTAGTCTTG